CGCGCCCGCTCCCCCGTGGGGGGGGTGCCAATTTTACGACGGGCTTGCTTGTTCTCTGGAAACGACTTCAGCCTGTAGTCACTTCAAAATGAAGCTGTTGAGATAGGGCAGCACCTCGCCGCCGCAGCTGGACACGATCAGATTGAAGTCCTTTTGGAAGACGTGAAAGTAAAGAGCGTTGCTCACGTCCTTCGATCCTTCGGTGCGCTGCTCCTGAATCATCCGGGTTGCCTGGTTCCGGGACAGCCCCATACCCATCAGGAGCTTTTTCATTCTCTTGGTTGTCATTTCAGTTTACCTCGTAGTCTTCAATGCCGTTTTCGTCCGTCCGCTTTTCCCAGTGTTCGCAGCTGTCCTCAACGTCGGTGACATCGGTGCAGTTCAGCGACAGACCATTGAAGCAGACCCAGGTATACTCCTCATGCCAGCGGCAGTTACAGCAAATTTTTTCAGGTCCCATGTTTTCCACCATTCCAGAATCCATCCATTGCCTCCCGGTACGCTTTGAAGCAGTCCGGGCACAGATCGCCAACGCCACAGATTCTTTCGCAATCAAGTGCCCATCCGTCCAGCGGTTTGCTGTCATACTTTCCGTCGTCGAACCGCTCTGCGAATACCTGCTTGCGGCAGCGGTTGCAGATGAACATTGCGCCGTTCTTTCTCATGTAAATACCTCACACATGATGCTGTATTTTTCCTCCGACCCCGAGCGGCCTTTTCCCGTACATTGCACGGCATTGCGGGCAAAGGTCAATTACTCTTGGATACTTCAAAGGGAATCCGTTGAAATCTGTGGTCACTTCCCAATCAGTCACCCAGTCCTGCGTTGTCAGCATATCCTGAAACCCACCCTCAAGCTGTTCCTGAAATGCAACTCTCCTGCATATATCGCAAAATATAGCCTTGAACATCCTTTGCATATCAGCACCTCCCGCACTTTGCGCACTTGCCATCACAGGTAGGCTTTCCCTCGGTGGGTGCCTCGTACAGCTGCACCATCGGCTGCGGCTGGTCCGAACGGTTGAGCGGCTTGTCATACTGAACCGTGTAGTCGCCCTTCGGGTTATCGTGCCATGCCAGAGCGTGACGGATCGCAAGCCAAACCTGCTCTGCCCGGTACGGGATTCTCATGCAGTAATCAAGCGGAGCGGAAAGGACGTATCTCTTGTACAGCTTGTCCACTTCTTCCTGCATGATGTTCCGGCGGTCAATCGAGATATGGAAGATTTCATCCCGTTCTTCTTCGTCGGCAAACGAATCGTTTTCCAGAGCGGCGTAGAACTTCGCCATGCACAGTTCGTCTGTCAGGTCTTCAAACTGCCCCATGTGCAGACGAAGGTACATCTCGCAGGCTTTTGCTACCGCCTCGGCCACCGGGCGGCTCATGGTTATGGTGACTTTCTCGATCTCTGCCGGCGCGTTCTTTTTCTTGCCCATGACATTACCCCCACAGCTTGACGGCCGGTGCGCCATAGCCATCGCGTACAATAATGCCATCTTTTTCCGTAACAAACATCGTTGTCTTGAACGGGAAGTTTGCGGCACTGATGCCCGCTTCATTGGCAGCATCGATCAGCATCCCGCACGGACCGTAATCGCTCATAATGGAGAAGTGGTTGAACCTCCCACTTTCCGCGTATTCCGTCATGCGTTTTGCCAAGGCTTTTTTGAACGTATCCGCTTGATCCGATGTTATGTTCTGTCGCCCCATGTCAGCAAGGAGACACGCAGTAATGGATGTGAAGCTATCATCTCCATTGCTGTGCGGCCGATCTTCGAGTATCTTCTCTGCCCACCAGTTGACAGCTTTCTCGATTGCCTCTTTCGCTAAAATCATTCCGCCTTTTTATCCTCCGTCTTGCACAGCCGCGCTGTTTCCCGTGCCATGTTCACCATCTTCTGCAGCGTTTCCAGCAAATTGCCGGACAGATTGATGGGCAGAAGTGCTGCCCGCACGATCATGCCGTCCCGGATAACGTAGTACCGGGAACCACTCGTCGTATGCCGCAAGCAGTAATTGATATAGTCACTTTTCTTGATTTCGTCCATCACGGGAACCAGCCTGCTTGCGGCGATGAAGTCAATGGTCTTTTCGTCCGGGTCTGTCAGCCCCATAAGAAGTGCCCCGCCGATATTCAAGTTGATATAGCTGGTTTTACACTCAACCTCATTCTGAACAGCATCTTCGAGGTTCAGACCGCAGACATCCGTAATGGTGTTGCAGTCGTATGCGGTGTATATCACATCTTCCCATTTCTTTTTCTCGATCCCGAGCATCGTCATAACCTCTGCTTCGCTCCACGGCTTAGGAAACCCTTCCGGCGAGTAGATTTCAGAATTTGTGCCGATGTAGAACTTCGTTTCAAGATCGTCCGATCCATGTACCCTATACAGGCGGCATGAGCCACGGTCTTTGATTACTTTGGCAATCGCTGCAATTTTCATGTGCGCACCTCTCCGATGGATTGAACATCAAACAGTTCAAATTCTGTATAGTGTTCTGCAGCTTGCTTCTTCGCCTCGCAAGCTGCTTCCTCTGTATTGATAGCATCCAGCGTATACTGCAGGCACTCTTTTGTTCCGCGTCTGTCGGATGCTCTCAGTAAGACACAGTACCTCATACAAACAGATACCCCCAGCAGAACTTCGCCAGCGCAGCAGGCACCAGCAGCAAAACCGCCGCCCAAAGCGTAGCGGCCAGCAGAAGCAGAACCGTACCAAGCGTTTTAACCAGTCCGTCCATATTTTTCACCTCAACCTTCTTGCTCGTCTTCATCGTTCCGCACCTGACAGGCAGGTGCGGATATGGGATTTTTGATCTTGGCGACGGGGCGGACACCAGCCTCAAGCGAGTCGTAGTTGTAGGTGCAATACCCGCGGGTGCCCGCGTCGGCGAAACAGGCTGCCGAGTTCGGCACCCGATTCTGGAGCCAGTACCATTCCCATCCGCCGTTCAAGCCCTGGGAAGCAATGCGATTCTTCCGCTGCTTCATCGGCTTCCATTGGCTCACGCTTTCGGGTTCATCTTCACCACACGGGTTTGAGCCGAAGATTTCCTTTTCCGTCGGCAGGCGCAGCAGGTCTCCGTTTTCAAAAGGCAGCAACAGCTTCCTGATTTTCTGGGGGAAGCGGTCAAGGATTTCACCGTTCAGCTTCTTCCTCAAGTCGGAGGCATCCCAGCCGCCCGCATTGGTGTTCTGTGCGTTCATGCTGTATTCCTTTGCCAGGCAGTCCGCAAAGCAGAAGATCATACCGTCTTTTTCCTCCTTGACAGCCAGCATCTCTACCTTTTCACCATCGGACAGCTTAAAGCGAATGACATCGCCTACCCGGAACAGGTCAACCTTGATTTTCTCGGTTCTTCTTACTTTCATGTCGATTCCTTTCTATTCTAATTCATCGCCCCACGCATCCCAACCAGGAGTACGCTTTCGGGCGAACAATTCAATACGAGGAACATCTCCCAGCAATTCTACAATTCGCTTACGCGTTTCGTCCGGCTTTGCACTATGTTCTTGTATCGGTGTTTCAATCACTTGATGTACAGCATGGCTCTTGACCCGATCAGCGGCCTTGAATCCAGGCGTTACACCAAGCAAACAGATTTCCGCATTTGCCCTCGTGTAAGCCCCCATGCCCCAAAAATTTGTATCGCTCTTGCGGTTTTTCTTGATCCAAACAAAGGCGCAGGTCTTGTACTCAAAACCCCACGCCTCCATAACTCGCAGAGCATCGGCAATTTGTGGAAACGTAGCCCACATGAAGCATGCCGTGCCCCCCGCCAGGTCATTGACCGGCAATGCGCAGATGTCGTCCGTCGTCATTGTGTCATAGTGCTGAGCCGCATTGCCCCGGCTTTTAGGTCCTGTTCCACACTGACGGTAGCTCCACGGCGGATCAGCATAGATTACGGAATACTTTTTATCCGGGAAATCCATGTTTACCTCACCGCCTTTACCATCTGTTCAACCGTTCTTCTCCGCAGCCTACGCCAAGATTCACCGGGTTCGCGTTCTACTCCAACTGTCTTTGCCAATTTCTCAAGAACATCTTCTCCGATTTCCATGACCGCCACTGCCTCGGATTTGTCCGCCACGTCCAATCCAGAGTATTTGCTTAAATTCTCTGGATGCTCAAAACGTCCATTCCGTACCCGAACGGAGCGATCATCCCAATATTCGGATGCTCCAACTTTCCGCGGGTTATTTACATATTCTTTTTTCCAAGACGGCAGGCTTTCATTTACCGCATCGAAGTGTAATTCCCACTCCTCGCAGGCTTTCAAAGCGGCATCCAGCATTTCACCCTCTCGACAGGTCCAGAGGATCAGCCCTGCGCCATTTGCCTGTTCCATCTTCGCTTCTGCTATGATTTCCCAGTTCGGCTCTCCGATATTGGGATAATCATTTGTGCAAAGCGTTCCATCGAAATCAATGGCAATCGCTTTTTGCATATCAGCCGGCCTCCTTGATGATCCAGACCTGGTGTTCGCCGTATCCATCCCAGTTCAAAGCGTCTTCATGGCTGCCAGAAACAGCAACGTCCAGGTGATTGCCCTGCACCGCATTGCCCCTGTCCTGAACAATGCGGATTCCTACATCTTCGATGTAGATCACTGTGCCATAGGGCAGGAGCGTTTGGTCTGCCGCCACGGTCACGCCCGCCTGAATCGGCTGACCGCTGGCCGTGATCCCGGTTCCAGTGCCGCAAATGTGCGACCATTTCTCGGTGCAGTAGGCAGTGCATTTGAAAATCCCGGCATACTCGACATCTAATTTTTCGTCCAGTTTGCTCCTGATTTTCAGTTCGTCCGCCAGATCGTCAGCGTACTGGGCGACGATTCCAGCGGTGCCCTCCCAGTCCTCGGCGCGGGATTTGTAAATATCCCGCTGCATCTCCAAGTCATTGATCCGGCCGTTTGCCATGCCAACGGCAATTCCGCTGGCGACCGTTGCGCAAATCGCGGCAGTTACAGCCAGCTTCGACAGGGTATCAGGTCTCATTTTCTTCATCCTCCGATTTTTGGAACACAGCAGGCAGGTGCCCATGTGTTTGTGCGCGGAGTGTTCCTGTTACATTCACAGAAACGTCCATATTCTTCCCGCCTTGGTCGTTCAGCACCAGCGATTCCATCAGCCTTTGATTCTGTACGACGGCGGTTTTATTTCCGCCTGCCCCAGTCATCAGGGTCGGGCTGCATTCCTCCGAATAGGCTATCCCGCCAGAATTTCCGAGGTCAAACCCGGCAGCACGTTGGATCAAGCTCTGATCTTGGTGTGTTGCCAGCGTAGCGGAAAGTTCGGTCTGCACCAGCGGACCCTTACCGCCGCCCTCACATCCTTGGCGAATTTTCAAGGTGTAGGCTCGTTCGCCCCCCCCCCCCCCCCCCGGCGGGCGCGCCGCGCCCGCGCCCCTGCC